ATCCAAATGATATTGAGTTAAAAAATTTATCGAAAAGTTTTGCTTATCAACAAATCGCAACTGATATAGATAATTGTAGTGATCGTGATGAACTTAAAAATATTGCAAAATCTTTTGCAAAATTATATTACAAGCAGCAAGAAACAATGTCGGTAATAGGACTTTCAGATGCCATCTAAAAATATCACGTTCGATCCAGACGCGGGAGTTCCATACGGATTAAATCTTACCATTCAAGGTGGTTCAGATTTCAATGCAAACTTAAATATCTTCAATACTTCTAATGCTGCATTTGATCTTACTGGATATTCTGGATCAGCAGCAATGTCTAAAAGTGTTGCTGTGGGAGCAACACTTGGAATAACAACGTCTTTTACTGTTGGTTTTACTAGTGCTTTTGATGGCAAAATGAAACTTTCACTTGGATCAACATCCACTAGAAGTTTAAATGAAGGTAGATATGTATATGATGTGATAGTCGCTGCAGGAGGAACTTTTTATACTCTTGCTAACGGTAATATATACGTTTATAATCCAGTATCAGCAGCACCCTAAATACACTTAGGAAACTTGTGGAATAAATGGCGCAACCAGCAAGTAGAACAGATCTAATTAACTATTGTAAGAGGCAACTGGGAGCACCAGTGCTAGAAATTAATGTTGCCGATGAACAAATAGACGACTTAGTAGATGATGCCCTTCAACTATTCCATGAGCGTGACTATGATGGAAGTATTCAAACTTTCCTAAAATATAAGATTACTCAGGCAGATATAGACAGAGGAAGAGCAAGAGGAGGAGATAATGTCGCTGGAATCGTAACCACTAGTGCGACTTCTACTATTGATGGGCAGAGCACCACATTTAACTTTGAGGAAAATAGTAACTACTTACAAGTTCCTCCACAAGTAATTGGAATCACAAAAGTTTTTAGATTTGATGGAAGTAATACTGTAACAAATAATATGTTCAGTATTAAATATCAAATGTTCTTGAATGACATTTATTATTTTGGATCAACGGAAGTATTGACATATGCAATGACAAAGAGATATCTTGAAGATATGGACTTTGCACTTAATACAGAAAAACAGATAAGATTCAATATGAGACAAGATAGATTGTATCTTGATATTGATTGGGGATCTGTTACTGTTGATGATTATTTAATTATTGACTGCTATAGACTTATAGATCCAGATGATTTTACTAGAGTTTATAACGATTCATTCTTGAAAAGATATCTGACTGCGTTGATCAAAAGACAATGGGGTCAAAATCTTATGAAGTTTCAGGGAGTTAAACTTCCTGGTGGAATAGAGTTAAATGGAAGACAGATATATGATGACGCAGAAAAAGAGTTAGATAAGATTAAGGAGCAGATGTCTAATACGTATGAACTGCCACCTTTAGATATGATAGGATAAGGTTATGCTCAATCCATATTTTACACAAGGTACTACTGGTGAGCAAAATCTTGTTCAAGATTTAATTAATGAACAGTTAAGAATGTATGGGGTAGATATTTTTTATCTACCTAGAAAGTATCTATCAGAGAATACTGTAATAAGAGAAGTTGTGCAGTCAAGATTTGACATGGCACTTCCTCTAGAAGCATACATTGATAACTATGATGAATATTCAGGCGCAGGAAATATATTATCCAAGTTTGGTGTGCAATCTCAAGATGAAGTGAGATTGATTATTTCAAGAGAAAGATTTGAAAACTATATTACCCCGTTAATCGAAGATCAATCAAATATAAAACTATCAACTAGACCCAAGGGTGGTGATCTTATTTGGTTTCCTCTTGACGATAGAATTTATGAAATCAAAGATGTAGAGTATGCTAAACCATATTATCAATTACAGAATCTATATGTATATGAACTATATTGTGAACTGTTTAGACTTGAGGATGAAGTTATATCTACTGGTATTGAAGAGATAGATAATAATCTCATTGGAGAAAATTATGATGGTCTAACTGATGATGGTATTAATACTATTCAAGGACCAACTCAAACTCTTACTCTTGTTGGTGCTGCTTCTACTGCAACCGCAACAGCAGCAATATTTGATGGTGGAGTAAGATTCTTCACTGTCACGAACAGGGGTGGTGGTTACAGTAGCATACCTGACGTTGGCGTTTCATCCGCACCTGCGGGAGGAATAACTGCTGTGGGTATAGCGACCATGATTGGCGGAATAAATGTCTGCAACTTTAATGTCAATCCAGGAGATCAATCTGTCCAGGCAGTAAATGTTGTTAAGTCTGGTGCAGGATACACTGTAGCGCCTTCTGTGACCTTTAGCGGGGGTGGAAAGGGAGGAGTAGGTGCAGCAGCTACAACAACCATAGGTGACGGTGTAGTAGGTATTATAACGGTGACCTCTGGTGGCGGCGGTTACGTAGAAAATCCATCAATTACATTTACAGGTGTATCTACTGTATCTGCAGCAGCAACAGCGATTGTAAGTGCTGCTGGCACCATATCAGCGATTCATATTACTAACGCTGGTCTTGGTTATACAGTTGCTCCTACCATTACGATTGGTTCGGCTGCTGCAGGTGGATCTGGAACGTTTACTTTCAACGAAATAGTTACTGGATCTGTAAGCGGAACTACAGGAAGGGTGAGGACTTGGAACTCCACAACAAATAATCTTGAACTAGGAACTGTAAACGGAGAGTTCTTGATTGGAGAAAATATTGTTGGTTCTTCATCTGGTGCTTCATATGAACTTAGAGTAATTGATGTTCAACCTGTTGATGATGGATTTGCAGATAATATTAACATTGAAACAGAGGCAGATTCAATCTTAGACTTCTCAGAACAGAATCCATTTGGTATTCCCTAAATAAAAACACACGATTGTGTAAGGATTTGTAGGACTAAACCATGTTTGAGTATTTTTACAACGAAATTTTGAGGAGGACCATTGTATCGTTTGGCACACTTTTCAACAATATAACTATCAAAAAAACTGATAGTGACGATGATGTGTTTAGTGTTATAAAAGTTCCTCTTGCATATGGTCCTACACAGAAGTTTCTAGCAAGATTAGAGCAATCTCCAGATTTAAATAAACCCTTTGCAATCACTTTGCCAAGGATGTCTTTTGAATTTACTGGTCTTACATATGACCCATCTAGAAAAGTAACGACAACTCAGACTTTCACTGTCAAAGATCCTGATAGTGCGACGGACGTAAAGAAATCATTCATGCCTGTTCCCTACAACATGGCATTTGAGTTAAGCATCATGACTAAACTAAATGATGATGCACTGCAGATCGTAGAACAGATTCTACCATATTTTCAACCAGCATATAATGTTACAGTAGAGTTAGTTGAATCAATTCAAGAAAAAAGAGATATTCCTATAGTGCTTGAAAATATCACTATGTCCGATGAATATGAAGGAGATTTCACTTCAAGAAGAGTCCTTCTTTATACTTTAAGATTTACCGCAAAAACATATCTATTTGGTCCTGCCACCAAGGTCACAAAAGATATTATCAAAAAAGCAACTGTCAGTTATCTTACCGGTTCGGATCCATCTGGTGCAGTCAGAGAGTATTCATATTCGGCAACTCCAAGAGCAATCAAAAATTATACAGGAGATGTTGCAACTACACTTTCAGATGATATCACTGCAAAAGTTACATATATTGAAGTTGCAGATGCAAGTAGTCTCACTGCTGACTCATACATCGCTATCGGTGAAGAAGAACTTTACATCAAGTCTATCACTGGAAACAAACTAAATGTAAGACGTGGAGAAGATAAGACAACACCAACGGCACACGTTAGAGGTGCAGAGGTTGGAAAGATAACCGCTGCTGATAATGCTCTCATTCAAGAGGGTGATGACTTCGGATTTGATGGGTCCTTCTGATGACTATGACAAAGAACTTCAATGATCTCAACGAGACTTTTAATACCTCGGATGACATCGTTCAACCAGAAGTAATCGAACGCAAAATTGAAAAAGTAAAGGAGGGTGTTGATGATATCAAGAAGGATTATGAATACACAAGAGGAAATCTGTATTCAATCATAGAAAAAGGACAGGAAGCTCTTAATGGTGTTTTAGAACTTGCTCAAGAAAGTGAAATGCCAAGAGCATATGAAGTTGCTGGTCAGTTGATCAAAAACGTAGCTGATGCGACAGATAAGTTGCTTGATCTTCAGAAAAAATTAAAAGACGTAGAGGCAGAGGAAAAGGTCAAAGGACCATCAACTGTCAACAATGCATTATTTGTTGGATCTACAGCAGATCTAGCAAAAATGTTAAAGGATGGACTTAAAGAGGATCCTAAATAAAGTGAAGGGAGAGAAATCCCGAAGTATTAATTGCTAATAAAATGTCAAAGGACTTACCCTCATATGAGGACTTTGATGGAGATAAAAATCTACCATCAGTCGAACAGTATATTACAGAAGAGAACGCAGAGGAACTCCCTTCTGTAGAAGACTATATTGAAGTAGAAGAAGAAACTCAAACCATAGAGGATGTTGACGGAAATAGTTTTATAGAAGTAAAAGATATTGTCCCACCATTTCCAGAATTAATTCGTCTCATTAATGATGTTAGAGGAGAAATCCCTGACATTCCAGAGATTAAATATTATGATAAAGAACTTGAAGATCTTGCTGAACAGATCTCTCAACTTCCTGAAGTAAGATATTACGATAGAGAAGTAGAAGCAATATGTGAACAGATTGATCTGATAAGAGATCATGTTCAAAATCTTCCCGAGGTAAAATACTATGATGAGCAAGTAAATGTAATAGAAG